GCATTCCTCTCCGACCGCATCGCACGCGGCGGCGATGGCGGGGTTATTTGTTTGGTGCATTTTGGGGCTCCTGAATGTTGTGGAGACCCATTGTGTAGCGAATTGACGGCACCGTCAATACCGATACAATCGCAAAGCCCCCGACACGCGCCTGTGCCGAGGGCCCCACTTGCCAAACGATATAAGGCCATCGATGACCGTTGCGAATTTTACCTTGCTGGATGCCGCGCCATTCACCTCCCACCGCGCGTATACACTCTGGCGCCTTGAGCCGCAACCCCATCCCAAAAAACCGCTCAAAATTCCCGTCCATTTCGACGGCCAAACCCGACACGGGCTGGACAATCCCGCCCCGCCGCTGACCGCCGATGAGGCCAGAGCCTGGGCCGCCCACCACGGCCATCCGGTAGGCGTGGGGTTCCGCCCCGAGGGGACGGGGCTGGTATGTATCGATTTGGATGATTGCGTTACCGCCGAGGGCTGGAGCGCTGGAGCGCTGGCGCTGATGGCGCGATTGCCGGGGGCGCTCATTGAACAGAGTGTTTCTGGCAAGGGGGCTCACATATGGTGCACCGTGTCCGGGCCCGGGCCGGGCCGACGCGGTAAGAAGCGCACGCCGTTGGGCGAGGTGGAAATTTATGGATCGGGCCAATTTATCGCCGCTGGCACTGTGCTGGGGGGTGACGCCTCAGTAGACCATACCGCTGCGGTGGCCGCGCTGGTGGCAGAATTCTGGCCTGCCGCGCCAGCAGCTGTGCGCGCCGTCACGGCCAATGGCTGGGGCGACAAAAGCCCCGAGCAGCAGGCCGCCACACTGGCTGACTTGCGCGGCGCGCTGGCAGTATTGGACCCTGATGACCGGGACGCGTGGATTAATGCTGGGCAGGCGCTGCAGTGTCTGGGGGATGCCGGCCACCAGCTCTGGTGTGACTGGTCGGCCACCTCCCAGCGCTTCCCTGGCGGGGATGACCTGGGCCGCTGGGACACCCTGTCTGGCGAGCGTACCGACTACCGGGCCATATTTGCCAAGGCCGAGGCTACCGGCCGGTGGACCAATCCGGCGCGCAAGGCTGATCCGCTGCTGACCTTTGGCGCGCCGTGCGATGTGCCGCCCGAGGCACTGGTAGAGCGCAGGGGGCAAGCCCTAGGAGGTCTGAGCTTCGCCGCAGCTGCAGGCGGCAGCATTACGGCCACGGTTGCCAGTGTGGAGACAGCCCTGCTCAGCCCCGAGGCCGGAGTCACGATTGGCTATGACATATTTAAGGACCGCATCAGCATATCCGCCCGAGGCGAGCCCTGGCGTCCCCTGCGGGACACCGACTATGGGCGGATGCGGGCAGCTTTTGAGCGCCAGGGCTTTAAGCCAGTGCCAGCCGAGACTATGGCTACCGCCGTGGCCATGGTGGCGGAGCAGAACAGTTTTGACAGCCTCACTGAGTGGGCGCGGGGGCTCAAGTGGGACGGGGTGGAGCGCATCCGGCACCTGCTGCCGCACTATTACTCCACGCCGGACACGCCCTACGCCCGGGCAGTGGGCGAATATATGTTCACCACGTTGGGTGGCCGGGCGATAGAGCCAGGAATCAAGGCGGACATGATGGTCATCCTGGTGGGCCTGCAAGGTGCCGGCAAGACCTCCGCGCTGGAGGTGCTGGTCGCCGACCCGGACAGCTTCGGCGAGGTGGACCTTGCCAAGGATGAGGATGTCATTGCTCGCAAGCTGCGCGGCAAGTCCCTGGTGGAGCTGGCGGAAATGCGCGGCTTCAAAGGGCGGGACGCCGATGCCAACAAGGCATGGGTCAGCCGGCGCAAGGAGGAGTGGACGCCTAAATACAAGGAGTTCAACACCACCTTCCTGCGCCGCTGCCTGATTGTGGGCACGGCCAACGATGAGGAGCAGCTGGACGACCCGACCGGCGCGCGGCGCTTCTTGCCGATCCACGTGGGGCAAGTCGACCTTGCCGGGCTGGCCCGTGACCGCGAGCAGCTGTGGGCGGAGGGGGTCGCGCAGTACTTAAGTAAAGGAATTGCCTGGCAGGAAGCGGAAAAACTGGCCCGTTTGGAGCATCACAAGTTCGAAGTGGTGGACGAGTTGCTGGGGGTGGTCTCGGCCTACTTGGAGGGTGTTCCGACCCCAAAACCGGGCCAACCACTCACCACCTCGAGGCGGTCAGAAGGGCTCACACGTGGTATGGAAATACTCACAGAAGCGCTAAATATGAGCTATGGGCAAATTAAGAAGGCCGACGAAATGCGTCTAGGCAAAATTATGCGTAAATTAAAATATGAACGCATCGTTAAATGGGAAAACGGGGCGGCGCATCGGTTTTGGGCCAAGGCGGTAAGGTAAGGTGGTACGGAAAAACACCATATAAATCAACACACTTTACCACCCTTACTACCTTACCACCTTTTTAGAAAAAGTATAGGAGAGTAGTGTATGGTGATATGTAATTACATAATTAGCGGTACCGTGGTATGTGGTGATCCTCAGGAAGTTTGGCACCATAGGTGGTAAGTGGCAAGGGTGGTGTGGTGTGGCGGAAAGTCACCCTGCCGGGACCGCCTCCTGCGTGGGTCGCGCCAGGCCACTTTGAACGGCAAAAATGGCCAACTATTGCCCTTCGCGCCATTTGCCCTAGAATCAAAAACTTCAGGTTAATTTAGGGTCCCTTAAAAAAATGTCGCGTAACCCAAAATTGGCCGCCTGGCAGGAGGCTGAGATAGTTTCCCGGCTCAACGCCGGGGAGAAAGCCGCCGACCTGTCGCGAGAGTACGGCGTGTCTCAGGCGCTGATGAGCACCAAATTCGGCAAAAAGAAGAATACGGCCCGGGCGCTGGCCGAGCACATGTTGCTGGTGGAGCAGGAATTCAAATCCCACCCATATGACGTGCAGGTAGCGGCCCAGGAGATGTTGAACGACCTGCGGGCCATCAGCTCCCACCTGGCCGGTGCGGCGCGCCTGGGGGCCGCCACAGCACGCACCCTGCATGCCATGGCGCACCGCCAGGCTGGCAAGATCGACCCGGACAAGCCCCTGGAGGGCGACGCGATGCGCAGTATTGCCGCGCTGTCTCGCACGGCCAATGATGCCGGGGCCATTGGCCTGCACCTGCTGGGTGCGAATCGCGAGCTGATGCAGACGCCCCCGGCGTCCAAAGAGATTGCATTTACCTGGGCCGATGCGGCCGCTCCTTGATGCGCATAGTCATCCCCTACACGCCGCGCGAAGCCTTCGCACCGTACCACGCAGCGCCCAACCGATTCGCGCTTTCTGTGGCGCACCGCCGGGCCGGCAAGACCGTCGCCCGCATCAACAAGCTGATTCGTGGCGCGGCTACCTGCACCAAGCCTGACCCGCGATTCGGCTACCTGGCCCCATACTTCGTGCAGGCCAAGGACATCGCCTGGAATTACCTCAAGCACTACGGCGCTAACATCCTGGCCGCACCCGGGCCGTACAAATCCAAAAAGAACGAGTCGGAGCTGTCCATCACGTTCCCGCATAACAATGCCTCGATCCGGCTGTACGGCGCGGAAAATATCGAGCGCATGCGGGGGCTGTACTTCGACGGTATCGTGGTGGATGAGGCCCAGGATGTCACCCCGACCGCGCTCACCAGCGTCATCCTGCCGGCGCTGGCCGACCGCAAGGGCTGGCTCGACATGAGCGGCACGCCCAAAGGCTGGGGCAACCTACTGGGCCAGACCTACAAACGCGCCCTGGATGATCCTGAGTGGTACGTGCAGCTGCTTAAGGCCAGCCAGACCGGGCTACTCGACCCGGAGGAACTGGCGCGGCTGGCTCGCAACATGCCGCGCAATGAGTACGACCAGGAATTCGAGTGCAGTTTCGATGCGGCCATTACCGGCGCGTACTTTGCGGTAGAGCTCGCCGAGGCGGACCGGGAGGGGCGTATCGCCAACGTGCCGTACGACCGGGCGGCCAAGGTGCACACCTGGTGGGACCTGGGTATCAGCGACAACACGACTATCTGGTTCGTGCAGCTGGTGGGCCGTGAGATTCGCGTCATCGACTATTACGAAGCGGCGGGCTACGGCATGGATCACTACGCCCGGGTGCTGGAGGAGCGTGGCTACCTCTACGGCAACCACTGGGGGCCGCACGACATCGCTGTGAGGGAGTGGGGCAGCGGCAAAAGCCGAATCGAGACGGCCCAGGGACTGGGCGTTAATTTCCTGACTGCACCTAACCTGCCGGTAAAAGATGGCATTGACGCGGTACGCATGGTGCTTAATCGCTGTATCTTCGACAAACGAAAAACCGAGGTCGGGCTTGACGCGCTCAAGCAGTACCAGGAAAAAGTAGATCCGAAACGCGGGATCAGCCTCGGGCCGTTGCACAATTGGTGCTCACACGCGGCGGATAGCTTCCGCATCGGCGTGGTGGCGCTGGAGGAGCAGACCGTCCGCAAGCGCATTGAAGATCGGGAAGAAGGCTATTTTGGCACCGCTGGTGCGGGAGGATGGATGGCATGATTACAGGCATACGACGCAACGGAGCAGCATCGCTCTATGTCCGGCAGTGCACGGCCCTGCCCGAGGTAATGCGCGCCAAGACCCGCGAGGTAGCGAAGCTGGAGGTGCAGGAATCCAAGCAAAACCAGGGCTACGCCACCAGCTTGATGCACAAGGTGTGCCGCGAGGCGGATGAGGCCGGCCTGATGCTGGTGCTCTGGCCGCAGCCCTTCGGCGACAATATCCGTCTAAGCAAGCAGCAGCTGATCGAGTGGTACGAGCGAGAGTTCGGCTTCATGATCATTCAGCCTCACCCCGTGCTGATGGCCCGGCTGCTTTATGGCACCCCTAAAAAGCTAGCACTAAAGCCATTAACCGCGAGCCTCTATGCCCGATAAATTAGCCCCCGAAGCGGATGACGCCGCTGTTCTGGCCGAGTGCATTGAGCGCTTGCAAATCAGTATTACCGCCGACGCGGAGAACCGCAAAAATGCGCTGGACGACCTGTCCTTCCTCCAAGGCGAGGGCCAATGGGACGCCCGGGTCAAGCGTCAGCGCGAAATGGATGGCCGCCCCTGCCTGACCATCAACAAGCTGCCGACCACGCTACATCAGGTCACCAACACGCAGCGCCAGAATGTGCCGGGTATCAAGGTGCATCCGGTCGGCTCGGGCGGGGATATCAAGGTGGCGGAGGTGATCCAAGGCGGTATCCGCCACATTGAGTACAAGAGCAAGGCCAGCGTGGCCTATGACACGGCAGTCAATGGCGCGGCAGCTACGGGCATAGGCTTCTTCCGCCTAATCACGCAGTATTGCCGGCCGGACAGTTTCGATCAAGAGATTGCCTTCAAGCGCATCCGCAACGCCTTCACCGTCTACATGGACCCCGCCGTCACCGAGGTGGATGGCTCGGATCAGCGGTGGTGCATCATCAGCGCCAAGATGCCGCGTTCGGAGTTCAAGCTGGCCTACCCCAACGCCGATGAGTGCAGCTTTGGCACTGTGCGGGGCCTGGGCGACCGGGGCGCGGAGTGGATCACGGAAAACGAGGTCCGGGTGGCCGAGTATTACCGTATCTTTAAAGAGCCCGGCACGGTGGTGCTGCTGAGCAACGGTGAATCGGGCTGGAAAGATGAACTGCTGGCCGTGCCGCCCGGCGTAACCATCCTCCGGGAACGCGAGAGCCTGAAAAGCACCGTCCAATGGTTCAAATTGTCCGCCGTCGAGGTGCTGGAGCGCGCGGATATTCCATGCAAATGGATCCCTGTGTTCCCGGTCATCGGCGACGAGATAGACATCGATGGCCGCGTTTTTCGCTCGGGCGTGGTGCGCAATGCCAAAGACCCGGCACGTATGTACAACTACTGGATGACGGCCGCCACGGAGCAGGTCAGTCTGCTGCCCAAAGCCCCCTACATCGGCGCGGAGGGTCAGTTCGAGGGCCATGAGGAAAAGTGGAACCAAGCCAACGTCAGGAATTACCCATACCTGGAGTACAAGCCCAAGAGCCTGGGCGGCCAGCTCGCACCAGCACCGGCACGGCAGCAGATGAGTGATGTGCCAGCCGGCGTGCTGACCATGGCGGCACATGCCAGCGACGACATCAAGGCCACGACCGGCATATTCGATGCCAGCCTGGGCGCACGATCCAACGAGACGAGCGGAGTCGCCATCAGCCGACGCGACAAGCAGGGCGAAACCAGCAGTTACCACTACACGGACAATCTCAACACCACGCTGGTACATGCCGGGCGCTGCATTATCGACATGTGGCCCAAAATTTATGACAGCGAGCGGACCCTGGCAATTATGGGCAGCGACGGCAAGATGAGCAGCGTAGAAATCAACAAACCCACGATGGAACAGGATGAGCTGGGCGGCGCGGTCGAGCGCATCCAGAACGATATGAGCGTGGGCGACTACGGCGTGACGGTCAGCAGCGGCCCCAGCTACGACACCCTGCGCCAGGAGGCCGTAGACGGCATGATCCAGACAGCGCAGAGCTGGCCCAAGCTGATGGACATCGCGGGCGATAAGGTGGTGCGCTCGATGGATTGGCCGATGGCCGATGAAATTGCCGACCGGATCGAGAAGACCATCCCGCCCGAGTTGCGCAAGGGCGAGGACGGCGCGGAGGAAGAAGCCGGCGCCAACATGGTCGACACGCCGCGCGGCCCGATGCCTAAGGATCAAGTCGGCCCAATGCTGGCCCAAATGGACCAACAAATGCAGCAGATGGGCCAGCAGCTGCAGGAAGCCTCCAGCGGCCTGGAGAAGGCACGCATCAGTGCTGACGCATCGGTCCGGGTGGCCGAGATCAACGCTACCAACCGACAGGACGTGGCGGAACTGCAGGGCATGATCCAGATGCTGCTACAAAAAATGCAGCCCCCGCCCGCGCTGGCGGTAGAAGTTGCGCAGGATTTAACGCAAAATGACGGCCAGTTATGACCATCAGCATCACGATCACCAAATCAGGCGTATTCAATGAGTACGGTATTCCTCTCCCAAACGGCACGACGCAAGTAGTGTCCGATGCGTTGGGGGCTTCGCTGGTTCAGTCTGGCCGGGCTGCCGACACCTACGGCGCCCTCACCTCTGCGGGGAACGGAGTGTTCCAAACGGGAGCTATGGAACTGCAGCGAGTTGATGCGGCTGGGCTGGCGGTGCTGAACCTGCAGTTACGGCAGGGGTTGCTCGCCTATCCGACGGGAACCTCGGTATTCAACACTACCGACGGGTTGCTTTATCGGCTATCTGCAAAAACGGGGCAATTTGAAAATCTGGGGATCGCATTCCCCGTATCGGCGTTCTGCAC